CATTGATACCACTGGTGCAAGTTTTACCACCGTCAAGTTTGATCTGGTTCACTACACCGGCACCGTCAAGATACAGGCAGCAGAAAACTACGAAGCTGTGTGGACAGATGTGAGTGAAAGCCGCCAGTACCTGGACCAGACTGTGAGCGATTATTTCAACATTGTGGGATTTCATCCGCTACTGCGCCTGGCGCTGAACAACTCTGTTGGCTACGGGGCCACTGGCAATGTGCAGGTGACCAATGGTGTGGTAACCGGAATCAGCCTGACCAATCTTGGGCAGTACTATGTGGCTGCACCCTATGTTCAAATTCTTGGTGATGGCGCAGGCGCCACTGCCCTGGCCAATGTGGGCGCAACCGGAGTGGTCAGCAGTGTCACAGTGACCAACGGTGGCTCGGGTTATTTGCCCATGCAGTTTGCCAACGGTGGAACAGCAGCAACCGTAATCTTCTCAAACGGCTTGATTCAGAACGTACAGTACCGATAATCGTTGCGATTGTAGCATAAATCTGTTACACTAAGCAGATGCTGGACATTGTGAATTATCTACCTGCCAAGAGAAAATCTAGTGCATCAGGGTGGATCAGCTTTAATGCTGTGTGCTGTGACCATAATGGCAACACCGCGGATCGCAGAAGTCGCGGTGGCCTCAAAAGATCTGAACAGGGTTGGAGCTATCACTGCTTCAACTGCAACTACACCGCTAGCTTTATCCTTGGCCGTACTGTAAGTTTCAAGGCCCGCAGGCTCTTGAGCTGGATGGGTGTGCCCGAACGTGAAATAGAAATGTTGAATCTTGAAAGCCTGCGGCACCGGAGCATACACGGCATTCTGGATGATAGACAACGCACCGCAGATGTTCTAGCAGACATTCAATTTGAAGAACAGGACCTGCCACCATTTGCTGAACTGATTGGTAGCACAGGACTGCATCGCGACTATGTGAGATCAAGATGTGTACCAGATGATTATCCTGTGATGACACAAACAAATCCAGAAGCCTGGCCCGCCCGCGAACAAGTGATCATACCATTCACACATCACAACAGCATTGTGGGGCACACTATCAGATTCCTGGATGATCGTAATCCACGCTACATAAATGACATGCAGCCAGGCTATGTTTTTGGTACAGACCTACAGCGACCAGACTGGACTCAGGTGATTGTGACAGAAGGCATATTTGACGCACTCAGCATTGGCGGTGTTGCCTTGATGCACAATACCATAAGTGACGCTCAGGCTCGATTGATTCGCAATCTTGGTCGAGAAATCACTGTGGTACCTGATCAGGATCTAGCAGGCATGGAACTGGTGGATCGTGCTGTGGAACTGAACTGGGCTGTGAGCATGCCTGACTGGGAAAATTGCAAAGATATAAACGATGCTGTGAAGAAATATGGTAGACTAGGCGCACTGATAACTATCATGCAAGCTAGAGAAACCAGCCGAATCAAAATTGAATTACGAAAGAAACAACTTGTTAAAAGACTACAGCACTGATGTACAAAAACTGTTCTTAGAAATGATGCTGGAGGATGCTGCCAGCTACGTTCGGGTGCAGAACATTTACAATCCAGAAAATTTTGATCGCAATCTAAGAACCGCGGCAGCGTTTATCAAGGAGCATTCAGAACAGTTCAAGACTCTGCCGGACCGAGCACAGATCGCTGCGGCCACCGGCATCAAGTTGAATGCAGTGCCAGATCTAAACGAAGGTCACTATGACTGGTTCATGACTGAGTTTGAAGCATTTACCCGACGCCAAGAACTGGAACGTGCTATTCTAAAAGCAGCAGACCTGTTGGAAAAGGGCGACTATGATCCTGTGGAGAAACTGATCAAGGATGCTGTGCAGATCAGTCTGACCAAGGACATGGGCACAGACTACTTTGCAGATCCAGCAGCACGAATCAACAAGTATTTCAATTCAGGTGGACAGGTGTCAACAGGTTGGCCACAAATGGATCGATTGTTGTATGGTGGATTCAGTCGTGGAGAACTGAACATATTTGCAGGTGGATCGGGATCAGGCAAGAGTCTTGTGATGATGAACATTGCCCTAAACTGGTTGCAGCAGGGCATGAGTGGTGTGTATATCACACTGGAACTATCAGAAGAACTCACAAGTTTGAGAACAGACGCCATGCTCACAAACATGAGCACCAAAGAAATACGCCGTGATATTGATTCAACAGAACTCAAGGTCAAGATGGTGGCAAAGAAATCTGGACAGTATCGTGTGAAGGGTTTGCCAGCACAGAGCAATGTGAATGATATCCGTGCATACCTGAAAGAAGTGCAAATTCAAACAGGCATCAAGGTAGACTTTGTGATGGTAGATTATCTTGACTTGGTGATGCCTGTGAGTGCCAAGGTCAGCCCCAACGATTTGTTTGTGAAAGACAAATATGTGTCGGAAGAACTACGCAACTTGGCCAAGGAACTGGGCATTTTGTTGGTAACAGCCAGTCAGTTGAACAGATCAGCAGTGGAAGAAATGGAATTTGATCACAGCCACATTTCAGGTGGCATCAGCAAAATCAACACAGCAGACAATGTGTTTGGTATCTTTACCAGTCGCTCCATGAAAGAGCGTGGCAAGTATCAGATACAGTGTATGAAATCTCGAAGCTCGACCGGCGTTGGTCAAAAAATTGATCTGGAGTACAACATTGAAACCATGCGCATTACTGATGAAGGTGGGGACGAAAACGGCCACAACAAACCACAAAGTTCAATCATGGACTCAATCAAGGCCCGCAGTCAAGTCGCGCCTGCTGACAGCGGTGGCAGTTCGCAGCCCTGGGAAAAACCCAGACCACGAGATGGTCATGATCCTTTGAGTGGTCGAGTCACAGCAGATGTACAAAGCAACAAACTCAAGCAGTTGCTGGGGCAGATCAAAAATCAATGACATGTATTGACATTTATAAAAATATAAACATTGTTGCTCGGCAAAATGCATTAGAAATTTCGCCTTGTTGCATGTCTCCTATACGCTCAGCTGAAGTAGTTGATTTTTTAAACAACGAATACCTTGTTGGTCTTCGCAATGAGACATCTACTGGACAGTTACCAACAGCGTGTAGTAGTTGTAAAAATGCCGAAGCTGCTGGACTAACAAGTCGACGGCAAGGTAGCAACTCTTGGTACAAAGCCCACAACCTTAACAACAACAAGGTTGAGCTAATTCGCATGGATTACTGGACTGGTGACACATGTAATTTGGCCTGTGTAATATGCGGACCAAATAACAGTAGTGTGTGGAAGCAAGAACTTGGGCTACCTATAGAATTACAAAAATCAACGGTCAATCAGTTTTGGAGAACTATCGACTTGAGTAGTATACAATTTATACATTTCAATGGCGGTGAACCGTTGCTGAGTAAAGAGCATGTGAAATTGTTACATGCGATTGAGCACAAAGATCGAGTACACTTAAATTACAACACCAATGGGACTATATTACCAAATAAAGAGTTGTTGGATTTGTGGGAGAAATTTAAGTTAGTGCAACTTGATTTCAGTATTGATGATGTTGGTGAAAAATTTGAATTCCAACGGTTCCCTGCAAAGTGGGCTCAGGTGACAGATAATTTGCAATGGTATATTGATAATGCGCCGCATAATTGTATGTTTGCTACCAATACCTCAGTTGGCATACTAAATTCTGACAATCTTAAACAGTTAGAAGAGTGGCTGCAAACAAATTTCCACACTACACGATTTACAGATCCTATAGAACACCGACAACAATTAACAAATGGGGTGTTTGCTCTTAAAGATGCAGACAAAAGAAAATCCAAAATAATTGCTACCTTGGACTCTATTGATCAACGACGAGGCACAAATTGGCGTGCCACATTTCCAGAACTGTTTAAGCAGCAACACCTTTGAGTGGTCAAGTCACAGCAGATGTACAAAGCAACAAACTCAAGCAGTTGTTGGGACAGATCAAAGCTAGCTAATTCTAGTTGAAATCAAAAGCCGATAAATAATATCAAAGGTCTGCAATAAAAATCATGCAAAAACGCACCCGCAGTTTGTTAGAAGAATTAGATTCCATGTATATCGAGCGTGAGCGCGATTTAGTGATTGAGAGTCGTGCGTCAAATGTCATAGCCAGTGCTATCAACTTGCTGGAGCAAATTGATGCCACATACACGCCCGAGCAAGCAGAAAATCTCACACGCAAACTGCTGAATTCTATTCGCACACGTGATGCAGGACGTTTTGCTAGAACCGTTAGAAAAACGCCAACAAGCACATAAACTCAACAGGATCAAGATGAAAATTTTCGAAGGCGGCAATGTATTCAAAGACTCTCAAGGTCAGCCACTAACACAACGTATCAATCAAGCTGACGTTGCAGCCACCATTGCCTGGGTGGAGCAAGTTACAGGTATCAACTTCCCCGAAGATCGTTGGTTGGGCAGTACAGGCCGCAAGCCCACATCCGGCGACCTGGACCTAGCAGTGGATCTTGGAGAAACAACCAAAGAACAACTGGCAGCAGGGCTAACACAATGGGCCACCAGTCAAGGACTTGACCCACGAGAATGGGTTCGTAAATCGGGCGAAGTACATCTTAGAACACCCATCGGCGGAGATCCTAATAAAGGATTTGTGCAGACTGACTTCATGTTCTTTCCTAACCTGGACTGGGGCACATTCTACTATGGTGGATCTGAAGGATCAGCCTTCAAGGGCATGAACCGTAATGTACTGCTGAGCAGCTTGGCCAAACAGGCCGGGCTCAAGGTGGGTGCAAATGGCATGATCAGTCGCACCACAAATGAACTAGTCCGAGGCGGTCAGGATCCAGACTATGTGTCTGCGGTACTGCTGGGCGGTACGCAGGATCGAGCTGCACTAAAGAACGTAGAATCCATTTATGCTGCTCTGGCAACAGATCCCGACCGTGATGCCAAGCTCAAAGACTTTCGTGAATATCTCTCACGTGAAGGCTTAAAAGAACCTGAAATGCCTGTAAAAGAAAATGATGTGAACTTTTTGGCCAGACTACGGGACAGAATAGTAAACCAAGGCATGCAACAGCTGATTGAAGCCAAGCCCCTGTATCAGATATACGAACAAGAGCCTGCTGCGGTCGGCGGCCAAGCCAAGGGTATTGAGCACCTGGAAGACTATGTGTTCCGTCAAGGAACCGCAGGTGTTGACCGTGCCTTGGCCATTGCTGATTCTTTCTACAAACAGCCCAAACAAGGATCAGTAAAATGGGACGGAAAGCCTGCTGTGGTATTTGGTCGCAAGCCCGATACCGGAGAATTTGTGCTCACAGATGATGCAGGATTTGGTGCAGTTGGTTACGATGGTCTGTTTACCAGTACTGATGCGGTGGCTGACCACATGGC